TCAGTCATCACGACCCATGATGCCAAACAACTGCAGCAGGCTGACAAACAGGTTGTAGATCGACACATACAGGCTGATGGTCGCCATGATGTAGTTACGCTCACCACCGTGAATGATCGCGCTGGTCTGGAACAGGATGCAGACCGACGAGAACAGCACGAAGCCAGCGCTGATTGCCAGTTGCAGGCCGCTGATCTGGAAGAAGAAGCTGGCAACGACAGCACCCAGCAAAACGAAGAAGCCAGCAGTGATGAAGCCGCTGAGGAAGCTCATGTCCTTGCGGGTGATCAGCACGTAGGCCGACAGACCACCAAATACCAGCGCAGTCATGGCGAACGCGGAGCTCACTACCTCGGCGCCACCGGCCATGCCCAGGTAACGGTTGAGGATCGGGCCGAGGATGAAGCCCATGAAGCCGGTAAGCGCGAAGGTGGACACCAGGCCCCAGGCCGAATCACGCAGTTTGTTGGTAAGGAAGAACAGCCCGTAGAAGCCGATCAGCACCACGAACACGTTCGGGTAGCCGACGCGCATCTGCTGGGCAACGAAAGCCATGACACCGCTGAAGGCGAGAGTAAGCGCCAGCAGGCTGTACGTGTTGCGCAGGACCTTGCTGATCTCCTGCTGCTCGACCTGCTGGCCGTGGTGGACGGCATAATCCTGTTCGCGCATGGCGACACTCCTTGGTAAACCTGTGGTTTCGGACGTTCAGATGCTAGGAGTCTACCATTGCTCCTGCAACCCGCGACACAGAGAGTTTGACAGCGTGTTTCATTAAGGTATTATGGCGGCCGCAAAACGAGCTGGAAGCGTGGCCGAGTGGTTTAAGGCAACGGTCTTGAAAACCGTCGATGGGCAACTATCCTAGAGTTCGAATCTCTACGCTTCCGCCATATAAGTGCCTGATTTCATTGATGTTTCTCTTAGGCGACCCCTCAAAAGGGAACGTTTTGGGAACATTTTGGGAATGGCGGGCAAAAAGAAGGGGCCTTTACGGCCCCTTTTTTCATTATCTCAGCTCAACTTGAGCGCCTGGTTCAACAATCCCACCACATCCGGTCCGTCCTCGCTGATCCACTTCGCATAGTGCCTGAAGATCATGGCCGTCGAAGTGTGCCCCATCTGGTCCGCGATCCACTCTGGCGTGGCCAGTCCGCTGCTCAGCATTTGGCTAGCGAAGGTGTGCCGACAGGTGTTTGGCCCGCGCTGGCGAACACCGGCTTTCTCCAGGTGCGTGATCCACCACCCATGCCGCAGCACATCCGAAGAACGATACGGCTCTCCCATGGCGGTGTTGTGGAACACAAACCGCACGCGTTGCTCGCGGATCGTCCGATTGTCACGATCAACGACCTCGATCAACTCCGCCGGCAGATTCCTGGTGAACTGTTCCTGCATCTGCAACGCGCGAAGGGCGGGCGCGAGCAGCTTGACCTTGCGCGTGGAGCGCCGGGTCTTGGTCACTTTGTACTGCCCCGCGACTCGTGCACGGCGAATCTCAACGGTACCGGCGGCCAGATCGACGTCCTCCCAGGCCAGGGCAATCGCTTCGCTGACCCTCGGGCCCGACCAGATCATGTACTGCGACAGGTTGATTTCCTGCTGTCTATCGGTCGGAAATCCAAGAATCGCGTCGATCTCTTCCCGGGTGAACGGATCGGGATCGTCAGCATCCGGTAGAGAAATCGTGATGCCATCGGTAGGGTCGAACGCCGATCGGTTCCGCGTGCGGTATAGACGAAAGATCTGCCGCAGGTGGCTGACGATTTCCCGCACGGTCTTGTTGTGCAGCTCGGGCATCAGCACGGACTGAACCCAGCGCTGAATATCCAAGTGGTCGATCCGGTCAGCTTGCAGAGCACCCCAGCGCGGTCGAATGTGCTTCTCGGTACGGCTGCGGTACATGGCGAATCCACTGGCCGCCATCTGGTTGCGTTTGATCTCAAGCCACAGGTCGATGTAATGGCCCAGCGTGTTGGTCTTGATCCGAGGAGAATCCGGGAAGTGTCGGGCATAGCTGAACGTCCCAGCCTCGATTTCATAGTTGATGATCCCGACCAGCCTCTCGGCGTTGGTCAGGTTCGCGGGCGAGGCGTTGCCGGGGAGCGTCTCCCGGCACAGCTCGCCCTGGTAACGGAAATACACGCGGACGTGATTGCCGCGTACTTCGACTCCATCTGCCATTTGCTTTGCCACTCAGAACAAAATTACGGCCCAGTGTATGGGCCGTGATCAAAGAAAGGCCCATTGCAGGACCTAGAAGATGTAAGCCAAGTTTCTGGCTATTTGTGTCTAGGACAGGAGCGGTCAGCGGCCATAACGCCGGTTACCCTGAACTCTTTTGGCGGTGATGTTTTCCATATATTTCGCCCATTCAGCGGTTTTGCGTTGTTGGCGGATCTGGCTACAAATGGCGTGTGTGCGGGTCGCACGATACTTTCCGCAAATATCGCACAGGTTTGGCAGATCCAGAGGCAGTGGGGGATGTGGTAGCGCTGTGCAGCGCTGGCCTTGGGGTTTTGTACTTGCATGGTGCTTTTCCTTAGGTTGGTCAGGTGCTGGGGAGTTGCCGCTCCCCAGCACCTTCTTTTTCCGGCCTGGCCGGTGTCAGCTGAGGCGGTACTCCGTGGCACCGCGTGACAAGTCGTAGCCGCGTGGCGTAGCCCAGACTTCGAAGGCGAATAGCAATTCCAGATTCTCAGCGGGTTGGTCGTTCATGGCGCTTCTCCTCGGATACCCAGGCTTTGCGGCGCCCGGGCAGTACATCAATGGAGCAGGGTGGTCAGCAGATCAGGGACGGCGTAGCCAACCGCCGTCAGCAGGGCCAAAGTCAGTCCGGTGGCCAGCAAAGTGGTTAGCGTTTCGCGCCGACTGGGGTGGTACGGCTCATCATGGTCCTCATTGCGCATGGTGCTTCTCCTTGTGTTGATACCTGGGCGTTGCCGCGCCCGAGTAGGGTTAGCTGGCCTTGAAGGTCCAGCACTTCACCGTAGTGCTGCGCTGATTCGCAGCGTTGTTGCGGTTGTTGAAGGCGGCGCGCACGGCGCTATCGACGGCTCGATTGCTTTCAATGAATGGCCGTGACCGGCTGTTGCGCAGCAGGGTGCGCAAGGTGGCCACGTCGGCCAGCTTTTGTTTGTGCTCGGCGGCTCGCTCGCAGAAGTCATTGAGGTTGATGGCGACCAGGTCGTCTTTTTTACTGTGGTTGACCACAGGTTCATCACTGAGCGATTCCAGGTACTCGAACACCTCCCAGAACTCGGCTACTTCCTTCGGATCAGCGTTTACGTCGTGTTGGCGGGCAACGGCCATGCAGGTCAGCTCACGCTGAACGGCTGCATACTGGCGATCGTTCATCGGAACAATTTCCCTCAGCGCGTCTACCAGAGCCATAAGCTGGGCGTGGTTCTTGATGAGGCGCTCGATGCGGATTTCGCGCAGCTCCCGTAGGGCTTGCTCATGCACTTTGACCAGCTTGCGAAACGTCTCCATGACCTGTTGCTCGGCCTTGGCCGCCATCAGCAGAAAGTGACTGACTTCGCTGGCCTGCAGGTGGTTGAGGTTGTCGGCTGCGGCGCGGCTGTTGCTAGTGACCTCCGGGCGAACAAAATGCAGCTTCACGATACGGGTGAGGATTGCCTCGGATGCCGCCACGCTGGCGTTCTGGCTGAACACCATGGTTGCGCGAAAGGGGGGAGCGTTGGTGTCGTTGCCACCATTCTTCACGCCGGTGAGGCGGAGGCCGCGACCGTTGAACAAGGGCTTGAACTGGTCGAAGTCAAACGTCTTGCCCGCCGAGCCCTCGGCATCGCTGCGGTCAGCTTCCAGCATGACGATAGGCATGCCGGCGGTCTGGCTTAGCCAGCGGCGCAGGCCGGCCTTGGTCATCTTGATCGGGTCGTCGCCTTCCTCGTCCTGACGGCCGAGCAGCTTCCACAGGAACATCAGCAGGGTGGACTTACCGGCACCGGCCTCACCGGTCACTTCCAGGAAAGGGAAGGACTGGAATTCGGCGCGAATCTGTTCGGCGAACAGCGAGCCGAACCAGAAGGCGAGAGCTATCACGCCCTGGGTGTTGAAACAGGTCCACAGCCAGTTGAACCACTCGGCTTGGTAGGCGGAGGCATCACGGTTGATCTCCAGCTTGATCGACTTTTGCAGCGACTTCAGGCGCAGGCCCTTAAACTCGAAATAGTCCTCGGCGTTGGCCTGCTCAAGCACCCCGCCGCGCACGGCCAAGTCACCGAACACGTAGCAGCCGTGCTCTTTGCTGTAGCCGATGTAGTCGATGGTTTTCACCGTCTTCAGCCCGAACAGCTGGTTCTGCATGATGCGATCGAGCTGGGAGCCGGTGCCGGTAAACACCGCACCCGCCGCCATACCGAGCAGGCGTTTCTTGAACTCGCTGGCAGCGGCCACCTGGCCACCGGTGAAAGTGTTCAGGACACTCGGTTCGTCATGCGGGAAGTCGACGCGAAAGTAGTACCAGGACTCGTCCGTCACTTCATTGCGCTGGAAGTACAGCGCCTGTGGGTTGCAGTTGGCGATCTCTATTACCGCGCCGCACTGGCGCAGAGCCTTATCACGGCGTTGCTTGTCGTTGAGCAACACGTCTTCGTGGCGCTCGGATTCCTCCAGGTGCTGCATGGACTTGTTGAACTTGTCCAGGTCCATCTTGAACCAGTAGAGGCGGTTCTCGAACGTGAAGTGAAACTCATGGCGCTCACGCCACTCGTACATCAGCGCGCCCTTCTCGGCAGCGGACTCGGCCAAAAGCAGGCTGCCGTGGTGACGGGCTTCACGAATGTCACGATCAACCTGGTCGAGGCGTTTGGCGGTGTCGTCGACGAAGGCCCAGCGTTGATGCAGGTCGTTCCAGTCGACCTTGCGGCCACGCTGCGGAATCTGCGCAGCCTCACATTTGTAGCCGAGCTCGCGGGCAAGGTTGGCGTGCTTACGAGTGAAGAAGTGTGCGCCGGGCTCATTGTCCAGTCCCCAGACCAACGTGGGTAGTTTCTTGCCAGCGTTGGTACAGGACGTGGCCAGTGCCTTGAGTGACTCGAAAGGGAATGCACCCGAGCTCATTGCCGCCACAGCATCAAGGCCGTTGTGCAGCAAGGCAATAGCGTCGAAAACACCTTCCACGATCCACAGTTCCTGGACTTCCAGCAGGTCCAGTCCGGGTGGGCACCACCAGTAGCCCTTGGGCGACTGGCCAGGGGCGAAGCGGGCTTTCTTCTTGCCGAATCGATGCGGTTGATCGATCAGGCGCTCCCAATAGCCACCTTTTTCCAGGGAAAACCGCACTGTCGCGCTGCCAATGCCAAGCTCACGATCCCAATAGTTTTCTTGGGAGTACCACCCCTTGACGAGGCTCAGGTCGAATCCTCGGGCGAATTGTAGATAGGCGTCGGCAGAGGCGCGGGGAGCCTCCTGGGTAGACGGATAGCGTTTGCTGTAATCGTCGAACAGGTCGTCGAACAGCTCTTTGACGTGCCATTGCTCGCCGCACTTGCTCTCGCGACCGCACTTGATGAACCAGGGTTCATCCTGGCGCGAGTACAGCTCCTTCTTGCCGCAACTCGGGCAAGTGCCCTGGCGGAGGTACTGCGTGCCTGCCCGGGGCTTCAGCCCGTATTGATCCTGAAGGCGCCGCAGTACCTCGCTGCGCAGTTGGTGCTCCATCGGCTTATGGTTCACTGTGCACGCTCCGTCGCGCAGGCATCGAGCTGCTTCTTTAACTCACTGCGAGTGCGGCAGATGCCGGCAAGGTGCGGTAGATCGAGCAGCACCTTGGGACCGCGCTCGCCACTGGGCACATGGCGATAGCGATCGGAGTACCAGACTTCGGCCATGGTGGTTTCGTACTGGCTGTTGAGCCACTGCAGGTAGTGCTTCGCCTGCTGCTCGTTCAGCTTCAGTTGGAGGGTGATCTTGCTCATTTCGGCCACCGGTTAGATGCAGTTTCCCCTTACCCACGCAAATCGGGGCATCAGGAGGGGTTTGATCGGGTTACTTCGAGGTGTTCAGCGGTTGCCGTATGCGCCGAGGTAGGTTGCGCGCCGGCACCTGGTGGCGCACTTGAGTGTCGGTATCGAGCAGGATCAGACGTGCCCGGAAGATCCCGTTGGTAGCGCATACACCCAGGAGCCGCAAGCGCCCGGTGGTCTCGCTTTCGAACTCGGCGACTGCCAACTCGACGATGCGTTGCACCAGATGCTCGGGGACCTCAAGTGACTGGCACAGGTATTGAGTGCAGTTCTCCAGCACCTGATGGTCACCGGCGAGGTGTAGGCCTTCCCGACGGAACAGGAAGGCCACGGCCGCCTGCTGCATTGCAGCGCGGTAGTCGGTTTCGGGATTCAAGGTCAGGGCTACGGCGTTCATGCGGTGGCTACCTCCATGTCCAGTTGGTCCAGCAGATCGGGCTGATCTTCGGCGGACTTCATCGCCTGACGACGCATCACTACCGGAGCGACCGGCAACTGCACAGCCGGGTTGGCCATGCCGCTCGGGCTCATTTCGTGAGTCATTTCAAACTGGGCGCGTACTGACCAACCGCAAGCCTCGTTGGTGCATTGCAGGTAGGCGACGCGAAGGAAAATATGCGTGCCTTCGCTGGTGCGGATTCGCATGCGTTGGTTGCAGTGAGGGCAGACGAGCTTGTAGGTGCTCACTGGACACCCCCTTCACTGTGCAGTTGGATGGTGGCAATAACCTCGGCATGGCGAGCAGCTTGGTACTGGCGGTGCGCCTGCAGGATGGCCTTGGCTTCATCCTCTTCAATGACGTTATCGGCAAGGGCTTTGGCGATGATCTGGTCGACTACACCACGCTTCGCAGCAGTGTTCACCGAACGGGTATACAGCTCGACATTGTCCAGGGTCTCTGGCGTGGCCAGTGGCACATACATGCCACCGTAGAGGCTGGAAATGAATTCGGGCAGCAGCGTTGTGCCGGCATCACGCTCCAGCAAGTGGATTTGGTCGTAGGTCAGCGGGCGGCTGCCGGCGTTCTCGTAGACACGGTTGTCGAACTGTTTCAACTCATAGCCGAGGCGAGCAGACGCGCATTCGCGACCACCCGGATAAGCGCATACAACGGCGCTTACCACCTGGCGCAGGGTTTCTAGAACGGGTCGCTTCATGTTCTGGTTTCCTCCATGAGCCAGGGGGCTTAACTTGTGGGCGAGCCGTCTTTGATGCCGAGCAGCACGGCGGCGCGGTGGGCTTCACCACGCAGGCATTTCTTCTGCCCAAGAAGAACGGCATAAACCGTGCTCGGATGAAAATTGTGTTGAAGCGCGAACGCCTTCACCGAAATTCCTTGTTGTTCAAGGCGTTTACGGGCATCTCTGCAGGCTTGCTCGTGAATACAGGTGGCGTGCATAGTGGTTAATCGTGCAATTTCGTGTAGGGGTATGCGAAGGATGATGCACGATTGTTCATTTGTAAATAGGCGAGAGGAACGTTTGTGCATCTTTCTGAAGAAATAGGTGCGCGCCTTCAATCCGAGCGTAAGCGTCTCAATCTCAATCAAGATCAATTTTCGGCCATTGTTGGGGTCTCCAAGCGGACTCTGGCCAGCTACGAGGCTGGTGCTCGCGAAGCGGGGGCGGTGCTGCTCAATCTCGCAGCATCAGCAGGTGTGGATGTCTTGTTCGTACTTACAGGGCAGCGTCTACCTGTCGGTGAGCACGTATTGGCCGAAGAAGAGATGGAGATCGTGAGTCGCGTCAGAGAACTGGGCGATGAGGACAAAGGTGCGCTCAAGCGCTTACTGATGGCCTTTGGCCGGAGGCCGTAGGGAATGGTGATGATCAAAGGGATTTCAGTATCGGCGCTGCTCGTCCTAACCCTGGCCGTGGCTGCTTGTGGTGCTGATGAGCAGGTGCAAAGGATTTCGAGCAACGGCTATAGCGGGCTTTGGCCGTTCACTGTCGACTCAGTAGATCTGATGTGTGAGGGACCATCACCGAAAGCGTTGGCAAGAACGTCTGATGGGACGGTGTATGCACTCAACGGTAGTGCCCGCAGCGCCGCGAAAGAGCGCGGTTGGGCTGATGGCCAACTCATTACCAAACCTAACCCTTCATTCCCTGGAGCGAAGATGGACTACAGCGACATTGTCCAGCTCGCCCAGGCGCTGTGTGGAAAAGCGTAGGCCAATCTCCGAATGCTGTTCGTAGGGCTGGTGACACACCGATTCATGCTGAAAATCACTCATACCCCCGGGTACTTGGTCGGCGCCGAGGTTGGTGTCGGGTACCCGAACGTGTTGAATGGAGTGACACATGTCGGTGATGAAAGAGGTACAGCGCAACCAGTCCGAAAAAGTCGAGCAGCTTGAACTGAATCAGCGCGAACGGATGATCGTGCAGATGTTCCGGCGGCTTGACCAGCAAAGTCAGGGCGACATCCTTCGATTTCTCGATGCGCTGCTGATACCTAAGTAGATGAAGAGCCCGGCCAGGCGCCGGGTACAAGATTTATGTGTTGTGCTGGTAAATCAAGGTTGCGGGGAAGTTATGGACGAAATTGTACCACTCACAAGTAAGCACAAGCCTCTTGTTTTCACGTGGCTTTTTTGGCTTGCAGTATTGTTGCCAGTTGTGCTTGGCATGGTTTTGGGTTTGTTTATTGGCTTTTCAAGTGAGCTTGGAAGTCTATGTTTTCGGGCTGACTGTGTTCAGGTCTTTTTTAATACATTCAAATTCCCGATTGCAATAATGGGCTTGGCTCTGCCGTTGGTCGCAATGGTGGCAGCTATTCATCGTTCAAATGAGGCTGCGCTACAAATAAAGATCACCTCTGCTCAATACGGTGAAGCTATTGTTAATAATAGGTTTGGCAATTACTTGAAGCATAGGGAGGGCTTTGAGAAGCTGATTGGTAGCTACTGCGCCAATAGTGTTCACGGTTCTGAGTGTAAAATTGAGGTCAGGATGGGGAGCCTGTACGGGCGGCTATTTCCTGAAAGTGGTTTCAATAATGTACGTTGGACTGGTCAATGTGATGCTAGCCGACTTGAGCTAGGCGTGATGTGCGCTAAAATTATTATGCATGAAGCGAAGGCTGCCAAGGAGGAGTTTAACTGTTATGCCCTTATTAAATCTATTGATGCTTTGCTAAGGCTGTTTCAGATTAATTATTATCCGTGCAAATCTGTTAGCGTGGACTCGGAAGAGGAAGGGGGTAGTGTGACGGCAGTTATCCCCGGTTATGACTCCGTTCCGAAGTCTTTGGTTTATGCTGCTTCTGATTGCTTCTCAATACTTGCTCTGTTTAGGAGTTATGTCGGGGTGAATAATTCCGATGATTTGGATTTGAGGGGCTGCATTGAGAGCCTATACGATAATGTGCGGTGGGAGTTATCGAAGCAAGAGTTTGAGGGGTAGTGATTGTTCCAGATTTTGATGCGCAGGATGTATTTTATTTCCTTGCTTCAGTAATTCGGTTCCATTCACGATTTACCGCTCTCTGCGCACTGCTCTTGCTGGCGTAGAGATGGGTGAGCCGCTGTGGATTGGTCTGATCCCCAGCCGTGACGGTCTTTTGCTTTCCGTCCTTTTCATCACGATAGGTTGCGGTAACGCCCGTGTAGTCGACGCTCTTCTCGACCAGGTCTTCGATGTCGTCTTGGTCGGGCAACTTGGATTCCAGGTCCAGGCTGGTGGTGAAACTATCGGGAGTAAAACTGTGACGCAGATTGCCTCCCAACCAGACGATGGCGCCGATTTCGGCCTTGACCCCATAGAGGCTGTACGTCTGATCAGGCGTCAAATCCGGTCGGCCTTTGGCCAGGGTGTAGCTCAGTATGGCGGTACCGCGCTGCAGGCGCTTCAGCTCGGCTCGGGCCGCCTGCAACGCGCTGGTCTGGTCGGTGTAGCTGTGCCGCAGCTCCTTGAGGTTGTCGCCGCTACCGGCGATGGCCTCCTTCTTTTCGGCGCTGTTGATCTCGTAGTAATACGCCTTTACCCCGGTGTAGCTGTCACGGTCGGCCTGCAGGAATCGATGCTGGTCACCGTCTGCGCGTGTCAACAGCACATGCGGCAGGGCCTTACCGCTGGCGGTGGTGCTCTTGCCCGCCGGCATGAACAGGAGCCGCCCAGCCTTCACTGCTGAGATCGCGTCATGCTCCTGGCCCAGGCGGGTCAGCAGGTTGGCATCGCTTTCGTTGGCCTGGTCCAGGTGCACCAGCTGGATCGCCGCGAGTAACGGGCTGATCACCGCCTGCAGGCCGTGGGCGGCGGCGATCGCACCGATTACGGTGCCCAGAACGGTGCCGCTCCAGCTGCGTTCACGTTTGGTCTTGAGGCCGCCGCGTAGGTCCGCACTGCGGGCGCGGATGCTGAGGGTGTCCGGGGCGCCGCTGTGCTCGGTTTCGTCGACGGTGAAGCTGCCCTTGTCGACCAGGCCCGTATCACTCCAGCCCAGCCATAGCCGGACGGTGGCACCGCGTGGCGGAATGGCCAGCAGGCCGTCGTGATCGCTGAGGTTGATGTCGAGCTGGTCCGCTTCCATGCCACGGTTGTCAGTCAACTCGATGCTGATTAGGCGCTTCTCGATCGCGTTGGTGATGTCCTGGCCATTGACCACCACCCGGCAGATCGGTTGCGGGTAAGCGGTAGCTTTGCGGTATTGACCGGCCGCGTCCTGGAGCAGGTTCTCGGCCTGTTCCAGGAGACTCACAGCACACCTCGCAGCAAGCTGCCTGCACTACCCACCAACGATCCCAGCAGATCAACGCGGCCATCGTCGATGCGCGTCAGCTTGAGAGTGAACTCGATCCGGCGGGCGGCACCGTCGGGGAAAAACACGGTGCGTGTGTCGCTGAGCGACTCGATCACCCACAGGCCGTAGATCCTCCCGGTGCCCTCTACCAAGGGCCAGGCCTTGCCGGTGTCGCCCATCATGCGCAAGGCATCGAGGCTCAACTGGCTGCCGGTGAGTCCGGGCAACAGCACGCCGGGCAAGGTGATGCTGTCATCACCCCGGCCTAGAAACTGCCGCGCCGGGTTGGTACCGATACGCGAGATGCTGGCGTGACGCCAGTCGGTCTGGCGTTGAAACTCCTGGTACGCAAGGGTTTCCAGGCTGAACACGAACATGCCGAGGGCCATCATCATGGCGGGTTACTCCCAATCGGACAGCGCGCTACGGCTGCGCGCTTGGTTGGTGCGTTGGATTTTGGCTACTTCGGCCGCCACCAGGCGGGCCAGGGCCTGCTCATCCATCCCTGCGGCCGGGTAGATGTTGAAGACCATGGGCGCGGCTTGACTGCTGGCTCCGGCCGCCTGCCCGCCACCCGGCGTCGCGGACAGCGGTGGACGGTTGTCCACGGCGATGCCCTGGGCGCTGGCGCCGATGGCGAACGCACCAGCATCGGTGAGCTGCTTGCTCAGGCTGTTCACAGCACCCAGCGGCCCGCCCTGGTTGTCCTTCAAGCCCTGCTCGAGACCGGCCATGGTGAATCCGCCCAATTCGGCGAACACCCGGGAGGGGGAGTGGATACCGAGCTTTTCCTTGAACCAGCCGATCGTTGATTCCCCGGCGCCGCTGATGGCCGCCTTGACGGCACCGAGCTTGTTGGTGATGCCGTTGATCAAGCCGTCAATGAGCATGCCGCCGAAGCCGGTGAACTGGGTCGGCAGCTCGACGCCGAAGTAATTCATCACCGCCGCGAAGGCGCTGTAGAACATGCCGATCGGGCTGAAGTTGGTGATCAAGCTGAGGATGCCGGTCAGCCCTGAGTTGAACCCAGCCTGGATCTGGGTCCATAGGCCGAGGAAGAACGCCTTCACCGGCTCCCAGTTCGTGTAGATGAGATAGGCTGCGGCAGCGATCGCGGCGACGGCCAGACCGATCGGGTTCATCAGCAGTGCGCGACCGATGAACAGCACCGCCTTGCCAACCCAGAGCAGGGCGGTGCCCAGGCCTTTGAAAGCCGTCACGGCGCCGAGGCTCTTGATGCCGAGCAGGGTCATGGCATAGCGCACCAAGGCGAACGGGCCGAGCATGCTGGCCAGCATGATGGAAATGCCACCGCCTGCAGCCAGCAAAATGGCCAGCCCAGCGGCAGTTTTGAAAATGGCCGCGGTCAAAGCAGGGTTGGCGCTTACCCATTCTTTGACTTTGACTGCGACACCGCCGATGCCGTTGATGAGCTCCTTGAGCTGAGGTGCGATGGTGGCGCCGATCTCCGCCATGGCATTCGTCCAGCTGCCCTGGGCGGCTTCGATGGTGTTGGTCAGGGTGCCGAGCTGCTCGTTAACGCGAGCGCGCAGGTCGGCCTGGTTCTGCAGCTTCTGTTCTACCTCCTGGTAGCCTGCCAGCCCCTTGTTCATCATGGTGTTGAGTACCGTCATGGTCTCGGAGTCGTCACCGAACAAGTCCTTGATTACGGCAGTGCGGTCCTCATCGTTCAGGACCTTGAGTTTCTCGATCTGGGCATAGAGGTTTTCAAGCCCGGCGAAGTTGCCGTCCTGTTTGGTGAAGTTGAGCTGGATCCCGCGTTTACTCAGGGCCGCGTTCTTGTTGACGTCTTCGACGCCGTCCTTATTCAGGCCGGCCTGGAAAATCTTGCGATAAGCGTTACCCGCTGCGCCGCCCTCCATGCCGGCCTGGTCCATCATCACCAGCAAGGGGCCGAGCTCTTTGGCCGCGTCGATGCCCGACTTCTTGATGATGTCCATGACCGGGGCGATTTTGCTGAAGCCCTGGAGCATGTTGGTCGGATCTACGCCGTTGTAGAAACCGCGCTGGATCGTATCCATCAGCGCCATCATGTCTTTTTCCGAAGTGCGGGTCGCATCCTGCATCTTGGCTGCGAACTCGGCCGCTTCCTCCACCGGCATTTTCAGCTGAACGCCCAAGTACGCCGCCGCCTCTCCGGTACCGCCAAGGATGCTCTGTGCGCTCAGGCCCTGGCGGCGCAACATGGTCATCATGTTCTGGAAGTCGGCGGTGGTACCCGGCAAGCGGTCGCCCAAGCTGGTGGCCAGATCGCTGATCTTCTTGAAGTCTGCGGAGACCTGGCCGGTGCCGTCCATCATGGAGACTTTCAGCTGGGTGGCCGCGTCTTCGGCCGGGGCAAAGGCATCCACCATGCCCTGCAGCGGTCTGGACATGGCGTAGCCGCTGGCCAATCCCGCCGCGCCGCCCGCCGCCATGCTGCCGGCCAGTGCCTGCGACTTCTCGAAGCTCTGTTTTGCTGCCGCCATCTGCCGCTGCTGGGCAGCCAGCCGCTTGAGCCGGGCCTCTTGCTCCCCCATTGCCTGGGTGGTGCTGGCGATGGACTGGCGCAGCTGGCGTTCGCCATCGCTGAGGCTTTTGGTGCTGATGCCGGCGGCGCGCAGCTTATCCCGTAGTCCCTGAAGTGCCTGAGCTTGTGCGCTGTGCTTGGCCTTGAGTGCCTGGGCCTCGCGCACGGCGGTGCGATAGTCCTGGTTGAGCCCCTGCATGGGGGCTCGGGCTTCCTGGAGCTGGTTGGACAGCTCTGATAGGCGCTCTTTTTGCTGGCGGGCACTGCTGGCACTGGTGCGGTGTTGCTGCTGGAGGTCTTTCTGTTCCGCGCTCAGCCGGCGCACTGTCTCCAGCTGGGCCTGCTGCTGGGTGACCAGGGCGGCATACTCGTTGCGCAGCTTTTGCGTGGGCTGGGCGGTACTACCGATTTGCTGGCCGAGTTCGCGAATGCGCTTGCGGTTGTCTTGCCAGACCTGGTTGGCCGCCCGAGCTTGCTCTCGGGTTTGACGTAGCTGCTGGGTCAGCGCCTTGTGCTGGGTATCGAGCGCAGCTGTTTCTCCCTTCAACTGGTCATAGCTGGTCTGTAGCGGGCGGACTGTCTTCTCATGGGCCATCAACGCAGCAGATAGCTGGCTTACCCGATCGCGGCTGGTCTTCATGGCGGCGGCTTGCTCAAGGCTGGCAGCCTTGGCCTGTCGGAAACTGGAGACGTCCGCCTGGGTGGCCTGCAGTTGCTTGAGCTTGTCACGGGACTGCTTGAGCGCCTGGCCGAGGCCAACGCTGCCCTGGGTGATGGCGCGGATGGGGCGGGTGGCGCGGTCAATGGCCTGGAGCACCACTTCCATCTTCAGGTCATTTGCCATGGGTTTGCTCCCAGCGCGTTATGGCCCGCTCGCGCCATTCCATCAGATCGGAAAGGGACAGCGGATCCATGTCCGCCGGCCCCCAGTGAAAGACAATGGCCAGGTCGGCCATCGCCTCATCTACGCAACGAGGGCAGCTTCCCTGTCCGACTTCTTCAGCAAAAAACTGCCGACCGCCACGCCGCACTGGAGCAGGTCGGCGGGGTCCATGCGACCGATCTCGATGTCGGTGAGGGAGGGGCTGGTGATGCGTGGCAGGACCTTGCGCAGTGCCTGTACGTCCATGTTGGCCAGATCGACCAGGCTGACGCCGCGCAGTTCGCCGCTCATGGGCTTGCGCAGGATGAGGGTGTCAATTTGGGTCTCGCCACGGATGATCGGCGTGTCCAGGGCGATGGTTTCTTCGTTGAGGTTCTTCGCAGGTACTGCGGTTTCGGTGGTTTTCATGCGATTGCTCCTTGGTGATTAGGGGTCCACCGGCGGTACCGGCGGCAGAGGGTGTTAGATGCCCAGAGCCTTGCGGTGGGCTTCGAGAAGGTCTTTTCCATCAACCGCGTAGATGAAGTTGAGCAGGTCGATTTCGACGATGTCCTCGCCGTCAACGGTGAGCTTGTAGTAGGTGAGGGCGGTGGTGATCTTGTGCTCGGTGTCTTCGCCAGGCTCGGCATCGCCGAAGTCCACCTCTTCGTGACGGCCACGGGTGACAATTTCCACCGCGCTGACTTCGCCGGTGTCATCACGCTGCACTGACGCAGTGAAGCGCAGCTGTACACCGTCCGCCTTCACCGCACCGAACTGGCGCAGGGCAATCAGGTCCCAGCCACCGAGGGTCCATTCCAGCTGCAGACCGTCATCACTGTGGCCCAGGTCGACCTTGACCGGGCCTTCCATACCGCCGCCACGATAGGTCTCGAACTTGCGGCCGAGGGTGGGCAGGGTGACCGACTTGGCCACGCCCAGGTAGCTGTTGCCGTCGTTGAACAGGTTGAGGTGCTTGAGTTTCTTGGGCAGGGCCATGGTCGGGCTCTCCTACGGCGCGGCCGGGGGCGCGCGGGCAAATGGGATCAGGCGTTGACGGCGGCAGCGAACTGCACCAGGTGACGGTCGGTGATGCGCTGGCGCAGCAGCAAGTTCTCCAGCGGCGGGACCGGGGTGTAGTCGTAGTCCAGGTACAGCTTGCCGGCCTTGAGGGTGTCCTTGTCGTTGGCCGCCTCGTCGTACCAGCACTCGCCGCCCAGCAGATAGCCATTGCGCACCAGCTCGCGCAGCTTGGCGTTGATGCCTTCGACGATGTCGCGCACCAGGCTCGGGTGCATCGGCTTGTCCACCGCCCAGAAGTGCGCCTCGGCCATGGTGTCGGCCAGTACCTGCGCCGAGCGGGTGTAGTTCTCGAAGGCGAACAGCGGGTCGTCGGAGCAGGTGCGCGAGCCCCAGAAACGGAAACCATCCCGGCGTATCAGGGTGGTGACCTCGTCGGCGTTCAGCAGGCCGGCGTCGGTGGCCGGGCTCTGCAGGTCGAAGAAGATGTCCTTGGACAGGCCCGACACACCGTTGACCGGTACGTTGGATAGGGTCTTGTGCCAGCCGACCTGCTCGTCGAGCTTGGCGCGCAGGCCCAGGGCTCTTGCTACGGCAGCGGCCGGTTGCTCGCTGCTGGTGACGGTGTCCCAGTTGATGAAGTCGGGCCAGATGAGCATCAGTTCGCGAGCACCGAAGCCTTGGCGGTAGGCCAGGGCCTCGGAGACAGTTTGGCAGTCGAAGCAGTTGGCATAGGCGAAGCCCCGCAGTTTCTGGGCGATGGCCACCAGCTCGGTGGTCACGGCCAGGTTGTCCAGGCCCGGTATGCCGAGGATGCGCGGCTTGACGCCGAGCTGGGCTTCAGCGGCCAACAGCGCCTTGAGCCCGGTGTATTGGCCCGTGGGGGTGACACCGCCGACAATGTTGGTGGTGGTTTCCGCTTCGCTGGTGCCTTCGGCCACCCGTACCACAACGGTGACAGGGCTGGCCTGGTCGGCAATGGCGTCCAGGCTCTTGGCCAGGGTGCCGGCTTCACCGGCCTTTCCGGAGGCCGTCAGCACGTCGGTCAGCAGGACGGGCTTGTTGAGCGGGAAAACAGTGGCGTCTGCGTCGCTGGCAGTGCAGACCATGCCAACCACAGCAGTGGCGACAGTACGGATTGGGCGGGTGCCCTCGTTGATTTCGAGGACGCGAACGCCGTGGTGATAATCGGTTGCCATGTGGCGGCTCCTGCGCAGGATCGCAATTCAGTGAGCCCTGAGATTGATGCGCGCGCGCAGAAGCTGCGAGCTTGGCGAGCTGTAGGAGCCAGGCTTACAAGCCCGAACAAAAAGGCCCCGCCGAAGCGAGGCCTACCAGGAGCCCAAAGGTCATCCGTAGTGGCGGGCGACCATTTCCAGGATCTCGACCGACACGTCAGTGTTCACATACGACTGCACGATGTTGAAGTACGCACCACCCATAGTACCGGCCCATGGACCGCAGAGCCCTGCGCCGGAGGTCCATGAGATGAGAGGTGAGCCGGTCGCCTTCGCGCCCTCGTAGAGACGAACGATTTGCTCACCGGTGAGGGCGCGCTCGAAGACGAGCACACATTCCAGTAGATCGTTGACTAGGCCAGTCGACACTGTGCCCTCGCCGAGTACTGGAATCGAGCCCTCATCGCCATAGACATAGAGGCGAACGACACCAGTCGTAGCCGGCCTGAACACGAAGAAGGCGCCTTCGTTGGTGATGATCTCCCCGTTTTCACGGTAAGACGGGCCGGCGAAGAGCATGACACCAGTACCAGGAGAGAGTTTGGCCCGGAGGTAGATCTCTCGCATTTGACCTGGTACCCCGAAATCTACAGTGTTGGACCCGTCCCGTTCCTCGCGTGCCGCGTAGACGAACCGGCCTGCAGTAGGCACGTTGACGGTGTACTTGTGCGGGCCCGCGTGCTCGATCAGGTTCTGCTGCCAAATCGGCGATTTGAGCAGCGATACGCTACCCAGATCGCCGAGGAAAAATGGCTTCCTTTCCATCATTTTGTAGCTGGGGTTGATCTCGAAGTGTCCACCGAACAGGTTCCGGCTGAGGGTCTTCCTGGGTGCTGTCATCGTGATTCGGCACAATCCGTAGGGCAGACGCAGCAACCGGCAAGGGCGGTCGAAAACATGGTTGATGTAAGCCGCTGTCCCGGCGCCGTTGACCTCCTTGTCGTAGATCGGCACCGACGGATCTGCTCCGCCCAGGTGGTAGACCTTGATCCTGCCGACCTCGGCGATGGTCAGGTCAGTGTGCCCCTGCCCAGAGTCCGAGATCATCCGGTGGAGTAAAGGCAAGTCGCCTTCTTCACACCATACCCACGCGTCCAGCAGCACCGCGCCCGGTACGAAACGGCCTGGTGTCACCTGAAAGTTGTTCTGGATTGATGCCGAGTCCACGATCGGTGCGAAGTACGTTTCATGGGCATAGGGGTACCGGGTGCGGGAATCCTGCCAGTTGATGCGCTCCAGGAAGTTGCGGCCCACGCGGTACAGCTCGGGGATGAGCTGCTCCGCGAGGATGCAGGCCTTGATCTGATGGCCCTCGTTGTTCGCATGCAGCCCGTCAGGAGCGACCTTGCGCCACCAGGTAGCGCCGCCATTGCGGTTCATCCAGTCGCGCTGGCGGTCGTGCATTTCGATGTAAGGAATGCCGTACTGCGTGCACAGTGCCCGCTTGGCAGCATTCATCTCGGAGATTTCGGTGTTTTCGTAGTTATTGCCGGTGTTGTCAAAGTCATCATGGCTGCGCCAGTGGGCATCTGCCGACATCAGGATCGGTAGCTTTCCGGCCTTGAGAATGGCCTCGATCACCTTCCTGCTTTCAGCCACATGCTGATTCAAGCGGCTGCCCGTCTGTGCGGCATCATTGAGACCGAAAGCCACCGCCACGGCTTCGCAGTCCTTGTATACCGGGCTTTTGAGCACCGCAGCATCGAGGTTTTCCATCGCCCAACCGTTGTCCATGCGCTTACCACTGTAGCCAGCGTTGTAGCAGCGGATCTGGCCGTTGGCGTAGAACAGCTGCAGCAGCTCTTGCAGACGACGCGGGAAGGCGTTGTACCCACCAGCTGCGCCATGGTCAGTGGTGCCGGTCGCCGAGTTACCGGTCAGCGGGTTGGCGGTCCATCCCGACGTGCCCACACCATCAGTCGTGCTATCGCCGTAGAAGGCAATCTTGACTGCCTCGCCGGCACGCATCCGGCCAATGAGCATTCCCAGGCCCAGCGGATGGTTGCCGATGTGAGCTGTGGGGTCCTGGTCATGAGTCAGGACCTTTGCAGCGGCCTGCTGTTCAGCCCATTCGCGGGTGGCCAGCACGATCGAGGGGTCGACCTTCAGGGTAACGGCCTCAGCACTCCCCACCTCAGCGATGAAGCGGATGGTCTGCGTTCTGGCGCTGCCTTCGGCGAGTACAGGCTTGTACGTTTCCGGGTAGTTGCCGTACGCGACGAGATCCCCGTCGGCGTCATAGAGGCCGACCTCGCGGATGGTCCAACCGCCAATTTCAGGCGGGAGAACCTGCTCAACCACCACCCAAGCCGGGTTCTCGGCGTCCTTCTCGACCCGGTTGACCGGGCCGCGGCGCACCTCGTTGACCAGGGCAGTGCGCGAAGTGCTCGGTACCGGCAGCGAGCCCCCACCGTCGCCAATGGCCATCTGGCTGATGGTGAAGTCTTGTTGCAACGCGATTGCATTGGCCAGTTTTGCTGCGCCAACAGCGGTCAAAAGTGTGAAATAGCTAGCCATGCCTGCTCCTAAACTTGGGGGTATACCGCGACCGTGTCGATACTCACGATCGTGGATGCGGCGTTGATCGAGATCTGCGACTCAATAGCCGCCGGGGCTTTCGGGAAAATGGAGGTTGAATCGCCGTCGTAGATGGCAACGCTGAAGAAGACCTGGCCCGCGCTTTCGATTTGCCTGGGGGCGTAGGGGTAGATGGACGTTTCGTGGCCATCCTGCAGGGTCGTGGCGACCGTCAACGGGCCGGCGACGACGCCGATAAGGTTCAGCTCGGCAACATGGCGGCTCAGCGGCTTTGCATCCCCGATCAGGGCATTGAGCAGCTCGTAGGTGGCCTCGCTGATGCCGGCATCGAGGACTTCGATGTCCAGCGAGAACGTGCCGGGGGTGCCTTCGGGTTGGGTCTCCCACCACTCGGTGATCTTGATCCGATAGCCCAGCGGTTCAATCACCCGCCGCAACGCGCCGATGGTGCCCTTGTGCGAGTGAACGTAGTAGGACGACTTGATCACCTGCCGCTTCGTTGCTTCGGCCCAGTTGGCATCCCAGCGATCGACGGAGAACGCCCAGGCCAGATAGGGGAGCATCGCTACCGGGCAGCGGTCAGGGTTCAGCAGATCCCTGACCGGCACCGGCACCTGGTCGATCTGCGCAAGCGCCTCAGCGGCCAGGCGTTCCAGCTGGCTGGCATTGGGCGGCAGCAGGGCGGTCATTCCGACGCTCCGACTTTGACGCTGACGCTTTCGCAGTAGGCCGCTTGGGAGGGAGTGGGTTTCAGGTCGACCCAACCGGCGAGCTCGACTTTGCGCACGCCTTCCACATGCAGCGCGGCGAATACCGCCGACTCTGAAACCTCGACGCCCAAGCGGCGCCGTTGGCCGACAAAGGCGTTCAGTTTGGCTTCGGCGGCTGCCCGGATTGGCTCGGATTCTGGGCCGGTCGTAGAGAGGTAGATCGTTGCATCGACCGCGTAGGTGATCACCTGGGCCGATTGAACGGTGAGCCGATCGGCGACGGGGCGCCGGTCATCATCACTCAAGTAGCGCTGAACGATCTCAAGCACTTCGGCTTCGACGCTGCCGTCACCCAGGAGCGATTGAACAGTCACGACGACAACCGCTGGCGACGGGCTTTCTGCCGTGGCATCCGCAACGCTGCCCTCGGCACTGCGGGCATGGAGGATGTAGCTGTTGCGCGGGCCGGCGGTAGACAATCCTTCCCAGGCCATCTGGGCACGTTCACGCAGGCTGTCGTCGGATTCCATGACGGCGGCGACAGGTGGGACAGCAGCGGGATCTGCCGGGGTGACCACAAGCCTGGAAACGTTGTAGTTGGCTGCTACCTGGTCAAGATCGTTCCCTGCCGCTTTGGCCAGCAGGGTGGCAAGCGCCGCTTCATTGACCCGTTGGCGCCATACCATCTCCCGGTAGGCATTCTCCTGCACCAGTTTGGTCAGGGGTTCCGACTCCAAGGCGAGCTTGGCGGCAATGCTGGCCTGCTCATCGACCGGCCAGAGGCTGACTAGGAACGCTTTGCGCTCGCTGAGGATCTGCTCGTAGTCGACCTGTTCCACCACCTGCGGGGCAGGCAGCAAATTGATGTCAATCGGGGTGAACGTGTTCATGCCCCAGCCCCCAGGTTCAATGGAATGCGCAGGTTGAACGGCTCGTTGCTGTCTGCGAGTGAGCCTTCAACGTCGAGGATGGCCTGGCCGGGTGCATCACCCAGGCTCAACAGCACGCGGCTAAGCCGGATGCGTGGTTCCCAGCGCATCAGGGCAATAGCGGTAGCGGCGTAGGCCTGCAGGCGCGTGGCGTTATTCAGTGGCCAGTCAATGAGGTCGACCAGCTGGCTCCCGTAATCTCGGCGCATGACGCGGCTGCCGATCGGGGTGGTGAGGATGTCGGCGATTGACTGCGCAAGGTGCAGGCGATCGGAGATTGCGCGCCCGGTCTGGGCATTCATACCGGTCATGGGACGGGCGCTCCTGATTCCCCTGGTCCAGGCATGACGCCAGAGGTGCGGTGCTGAACCAGACTGATGCCGTCGGCGCCGGCCACCACGTCCTCGGAAACGGTCACGGTGCCAGTAATCTGCTGGTTGCCCTGTTGGGTGTAATCACCGGTGTGATTGATGGGGCCGGTGATGTTGATGCCACCGGTGCTGGTGATATCGGTAACGCCGCCCTCGGGGAGGATGGCGCGCAGTTGGTGGGCCACGCTGTCGTATTCGATCACGGCGCCGTCACGGTAGGTGCGGCGGTGCAGGCCTTCGCGGTCACCGTTGGCCGGGTTGTGGTCGCTGAACAGGCCGGTGAGCACGACGGCCTGGGCGAGTAGCCCCGACGGGCTCAACAGTACGACCTGTTCGCCAACGGTGGGCGGGTCCCATTCGCGGTCAGCGCCGGCACGCAGGCTCAGCCACGGGCGCCAGGCGGTGACGATGTTGCCGCTTTTCACTTTGACGCGGGGCGGCAGCACCTGGACCGCTTCGACGGTGCCGAGGCGGACAAGGTTTTCGATGAGACGAGCGAGTTCGGCGATGTTCATGCCGGTGATGCTGCGATGCGCGCGCGTGAAGCGCACGGCGCGCAGCTTGTAGGAAGCCGGGTTACAGCGGCAGGGTCAGCGGGTGAGGTGCTCGAGCAGGTGGTCGCGGATCAGCTCGATGTCTGCCGGGCTGAAGCCCAGCAGCTCGCGGCGCTCGTACTGGATATCAGCCATGCCCTTGCCTGGACGATCACGCAGGCCTTCCTGGTGGACCCGGGCGATACGAGCCGTGCGGGCCATGAAGCCAATGGCGATCGAGTTCGGTGTGCTCTGCAGTTTCAGGTGTTTGGCCTGGCGCAGCTTGGTGAACATCTGGCGCTTGATCCGGCCGGCCTTGCCACGCAGCTGGCGCGGTTTGCGTTTGGCATAAGGGGTGCCGTCAGGGTTGCGCTGTGCGGCGATGCGCTGCTGTTGGCTGCGGCGTAGCTCCCGGGCAATCTCCTGGTTGAGCTTACGGCGGACGCCCGGCTCCAGCTTGGCCAGCAGGGCGCCGGCCCAGTCTTCCAAGGCGTTGAGGTTATCAGTCATGGCGGCGAGGGTGCGAGCTGGCGATATCGCCGCCGTCCTGGGCGGTGCTCTGCCATTCGGCGAGCAGTTCGCCGCCGGCGTAGAGCTTCCAGTCTCCGGCCGGCAGGAACGGCTCAAGCTGAGGCTCGTCCGGGTGGCTGACCTGCAGCGTTCCGTCGTCCTGTTTCTTGACGATCACCCGCTCGGTGAGAGCAAGCTTGATCGACAGGTCGACCTTGCTGTTGTCCAGGACGTCAGCCTCGAAGCTAATGGCCTCCTTGCCCTTTTCCAGGTTGGCGATCAGCTCATGCTGGTTGACCATCAGCCAGGCCAGCAGGGGGATCATCAGGGCGTCCGGGTGGCCGGCAAAGTCCGTCAAGATCACGTTCAGGGTGTAGGCGTACTCGAAGGACAGGCCAACGGCGGCGGTGCTTCGGACGGTGCCGTTGTCGATGAACACCAGCAGGCAGTCGGGGTTGTTGCGCAGCTCGGGCACGGCGGCAAGCAGGTGGTTGCGCAGCGAGTCGGGCTTGTTCATGGGCGACGAGCCCTCTGTTGCGCCTGGTACACCATATCGACCTGGGCGGCGCAGTCAGCCCAGGCGGCTTCCACCGCTTCGGCATCGCGCAGCAAATCTCCGTTAGCGATCGGTCCCGCCGCTGGCAGGCGGCAGGGCACGACGGCGGGACAACCAGTCACGGTATTCAGCGGCGCCGGTGATGGCGGGGCGCTCACGCAGCCTGCGAGCAGCATCAGGCAGAGGCTGGCGGGACCAATCGGCAAGTTCGGCGTTCGCATGTTCGAGCTCCTGGATCTGGTTGAGGCTTTCGGCCAGGTTCTGGCGCAGTTGGTTCTGGGTGGTGCGCAGGGCGGCCTGGGCGGCGCGCTCGGCCTGCACCTCGGCGTCGAGGCGAACGAAGGTGGCGGCCTGGCGATCGCTGCGCTCCTGGACTGTCTGCAGGCGCTCAACGGCGTTAGCGGACTTGGCTTTCTCCACCTCAAGGCGCTGATGCTGGCCCCAGAACAGCAGGGCTAGAGCTGCATAGCCCGCAGCAGTCAATCCTGCCTGTCGCAGATCGATCACGCCCGGTACCAGCCGGCGGCGTTCATCGCGGCGACATCCAGACGCTGGATATCGGTCGCGATTACCAGGCATTTCACGCCCGGGCACGCCATATGCAGTGCCTCGGCGAAGTCCTGGGCGTCCTGGTGGTTGGTTCCCTCGGGCAATACGAAGACGTCACCGTCCCGGGGGCTGTGCTTGCGGATCTGGGCAATGTCGAACATGGGAACTCCTGGGCCTCTGTTACGGGTTATGCAGCGAGGGTGCAGCCGCAGGCGGCATGCCGTTCGTAGGCGCGTTCAAGCTTCACGTCGTAGAGGTTCCTGGCGTAGTTCGGGCCGTTGTAAAGCTTGGCGAACTGCGCCCACTTCTTACCCTTGAGCGCCTTGTGCAACGCCGGATCCGACTCGATGAAGCGGACGAAGGCCTCGAAGTGTTCGCGTTCGTCCTGGTGCATCCGGGCGACGAAGTCAGCCAGGTTTGCATAGCCCAGGCGTTGCCAGTGGTAGCCCATGATCTGGAAGGCCCCCCAGCTCGCCGACTCGGCGGCCCGGTCGGCATCGAGCATGCGGGCCTGGGCCAGGCGCTGGTGCTCGCCGGTACCGCCGACGTAGCCGCCCGGGCGGGGGTTGACCAGGTGCGGGTAGGCGGTCGCCAGCTCATCGGCATGGCGCTGCAACTCGACGACGTCGTCACCCTCGTTGTGTGGCAACGCCAGTCGCTTGTACATGACATGCCGCTCGAATAGGATTTTCGGCTTGCCGTTGGCCAGGAAGCCCTGGCCGTGGCTCTCCACCTCGTTGACGGCGTAGATCGCAGCCAGCTCGACGCCCAGGCGCTCGGCGCCCGCCATCAGGGTGGCGCTGCCCAGCAGAAGGCGGCAATCGGCACCGGCCAGGGCCGCCTGGGTTTTGCTGCCGACAATGCCGTCGTCGACCAGGCCAGCCCTGACCTGGAAGGCGCGCACCGCCTTTTCGGTGGCATCGCCGAAGTCGGCGTCAACGACCAGTGGGGGTTTGGCACCGGTCTGATTGAGCTGCTTTTGCAGTTGGCTGACGGCTTGGCCACGGTCGCCGTGGCGCAGGGTGAGGGTCATACGCTTGGCCTCAGTAGGGCGGCGACATTGCCGCGTGATCGGTAAATCAGGGTGCAGAGCAGCACGGCGGTAACGGCCTGCCAGAGGCTCACCGGTGGGCGGAACAGCAGCAGCTCAAGGCCGCACATGCACAGCGCGGCGCCGAACAGGCTGGCCAGCAGCGAGATGCCGCGCCGGTAGCGGGCAGTGCCACGGTTGTAGCAGGCCAGCCGCAGGGCACCGAGCAGATAGGCGCTGGCGGTGATCAGCGGAATGACCAGGGCAATGATCGACATTTCAGCTCCCCCCTCTGATGCGGCGCAGGATGTCGAACAGATCGGCCTGCTCGACCCAGAGCATGGCCTTGATGCTGATCGGGATCACGACCAGGGCGCAGGCGAACGCGGCGCCGCCGCTGTTGATGATCGGCGCGATTTTCAGGGCCACCGGCGCGAACAGGTAGCCCACGCCGGCCGAGAGCAGCAGCGAACCCAACCGCTGCCAGGCCTTGAGATCGCGTTTGATGCTGGTCACCAGCCAGGCGCCGAGGAGGGCGCCGAACAGCGCCTCGCCATCGATCAGCGGCACGGCGGTGGCCAGGCCAAGGCCCATCAGCAGGCCGGTAATAGAGCTGGAAGTCGGATCAGCCATGGCACAGGGTCCTTTTGTTGGCGGTGGTCAGTCCCATAGGTTCACCACCTGGCGTTGTTCAACTTGTGGCGCGGCATCGGGCAGGGTGACTTGCGTGCCGTGCGGAATGGTGGTGCCGTGATCGGCTAGGCCGGGGTTCGCCTCAAGCACTGCCTCGGTGACACCGGCGGTGCGGCCATAGAAACGCCAACAGATGGCATCCACGGTGTCGCCCTGGTTGGCGATTACGGCCGGCATCACAGCAACTCCACGGTGGTGTGGCTGACGCCGAGGATGCTGCGCAGGGCCTTGCGGGCATCGCGACGCAGCTGGTCGGCGCTGCTTTCTTCCTCGGTGACCTTCTTCTCGCCGCTGTTGGTGGCATCGAAGCTGCTGTAGCGCTCCACCAGCTCGGCCAGGGCATTGCAGTAAATGACCCGGCGGTAGAGATGGAGTAACTGGCTTTCGCCTTTGATCGGTTCCGCCGGCACGTCGGCCAATGCGACATAGCCCTGGGCCTGCTGTGCATCCCGGTAGCCGGAAAGCTCCCGGTTGGCTTCGATCATCGCGTTGACCGCTGCAACCTCCAGGCGGTCGTCGGTAACGGCATCGGTGATGCGCATGGCGGCGCGCAAGTGCTGACCGTTGATCTCTGGCCAGAAAGTACCGTTGCTGATCGGGAAGGCGGCCGTTGGAATGCCGCCGGCGATGAATCCGCTCATGCTGGTCGCTCGAATAGGTCGGCGGTGGTCGGGGCTTCACAGCTAAGCCAAGGAGTAAGCCTGCTGATCCGCCCCGAGCCGCCGGGTGCGTGGGGACGCTCAGTTAGCCGGCTGTGCCGGCGTGTTTCTTGAGGAGGCGCTCAGCGCGCTCCAGGTCTTTCTTGCCGCCGCAGCTGCTGTGTAGCTCGATGGCACGTTTGAGCAGGTCGATACCGGCTTGAAGCTGGCCCGGCTGCCCTGGCTGGTCATCGGTGATGCCTTCCAAGGTGGCGCGGCCAAGGGCCAGAATCAGCTTGGCGCGGGCTTCGTCCGGCATGTCCTGGTCGTCGGTCAGCACGGCGGTATCGGTGAGGATCTGCAGCGAGAAACTGCCGCCGGCCTTTTGTGCCTTGAGGGCAGCGGTGGCCACTTCCTCGGCCACCAGGCAGCCGGTGGTGCGGTTGAACCGGTCGGGCATTGGTAGCTTGTGGCGTAGGACATAGCCGGCGACCTGAAGCCCACCGGCAAAGTCGCCGGCGTCGAAGCGCCAGACCATCAGGGTGGTGAGCACGTCGTCCTGGGCGCCTTGGCCGGCCGCGAGCACACCGTCAACGTAGGGCACGTAGTCCGGCAGCATTTCGGCCTTGAGCTTGGCTTTGCCCTCCTGGGACTGCACCTGCTTAAGGCGGAATTGATCCTGCTGCAGCTTGGCCAGCATCACTTCATAGCCGGTGGCGCCTTCCATCAGGGCGGCAGGGGCGGCGGCTGCCGCCTCCTGGGCTGCGCGTTTGCGCAGCTGGTTGCGTTGGGCAAGGGTCAGGGCCATGGCTTACACCCGCTCGATGTTTTCGACCAGGGCGACCAGGCCGAGGTCTTCGATGACGTAGGCGTCATTGGAGGACTGATAGTCGGCGACGCGGTCGTATTCAGGTTCGTCCTTCAGGTGACGGCGGCGGGCGCTTTCCTGCCAGTAGATGGACAGGTTGGCCAGGGTGGTGACCAGCACGCCACCCTCGATGAAGAACGGTGCATCTTCGATCTTCAGGCCACCCAGACGACCCTTGGTGACGATTTCGTCGGCGGCGTTCTCTTCCTGGTTGGAGGCGGCGCCTTTCTCGACTGCAGCCAACTGCTTGTCGTGCAGCAAGGCGCGATCAACGATGACCACCAGATCGGTGCGCTTGCGATGCCACGGGTCCAGCATCTGGACGGCATCGAAGACCAGCCCATCGAGGGTCTTGTAATCGCCAGTGGCACCGACGGTGACCCTGCCAGGGGTGGCGCCTTCGTCAAGAACGCGCTCCGGCGCGGCAGTACGGATCTTTTGCAGCCAACCGATGTTGACGTCCTGCAGCAGTTGGTTGGTGGCCCGGTCGGTAGCCGCGGCGGCGCTGGTGCCGTTGAAGCCGATCATGATGCGGTCGAGGCCTTGGCGCTGTGCAATGGACGTCGCCAGGCGTACCTGGAAGTCGGGGAACTTGGCCCAGGCATCCAGCAGCTGATAGGGGAACGAGGTGTCGAAGTCCGTTTTCTTGCAGTTGTAGCTGTCCTTTTTCAGGTCAACCACGTTCGCCGGGTTACGGCGGTTGCCGCCGGCGGTGTTGGTGCGGCTGGCCGTCGGGCCGTTCACGCCCAAGGCAATGGCTTCGCCTTCTTGGTCGTTGACGCCGATGATGTTGATTCGCTTGAGGAAGTCGCTCGACTCCTGAATGGCCGTCTCCAGCTTCTGTTGGACCGAGGGGGTGACACTGAAACTCTCTGCGGCGTTGGGCACGCTATTGAGCTTGGCGATGTGAGCCAACAGTCCGTTGTATACGAGGCGGGTTTCGTTACGCATGGGTGATTCTCCGGTGATCGGTCGGGCGGGTTAGAAGGAAGACAGCACGGCACCATCGCCGCCCGTTGCTGGCGGTCGTTGCGTCTGGCTGTGGTCTTCGGTGTCACCCAGGCGCTTGACCAGATCGCTGAACTTGGACTCGAGCTGCTCAAAGCGCGTTTGCAGTTCCTGGCGGGCTTGCTGTTCAGCGGTGAAGGCTTCGGCCTGCTGGCTGCCATGGGTGGCCAGGCTTTCGATCAGTTCGCCCAAGGCGGCGAAGCTGGCGGCGTCCTTGCGTTCTTTTTCCTTGCTCTTGCCGAGCAGCTCACCGACCTTTTCTTTCAGCGCAGTGAACATGCTGGGAGCGTCGGTGAATTCTTCGAACTCCAAAGTGGTTTCTTCCGCAGCAGTGAACAGGTTGTCTTTGTCCTGTTTACGACTGGCCAGGGTGCCGTGCTGCGCGCTGAACGACAGCGCCTCGGTGCCGAGGCTGGCCGGGGTGTCGGTGATGGCGAGGCCAACCAGGTAGGCCTTGCCGCTGTCGGCGAACTTCGGCCGTACCTCGATCGAGGTGTAGATCTTCTGGCCAGCCTTGTTCAGGGCGAGCAGAGCGTCGTTGGGCTGAAGCTGGCCGAACAGGGCCAGCTTCTTGACCCCGGCAATCTCGACTTCTTCAGCCTTCAGGGCCAGAACGTCACCGTAGGCACCGAACTCACCACCGGGCCAGTAACCCTTTATGTGCTCGCAGTTGATCCGCGCGCCGTAGGTGTTGGGGCTGTAGGTGCTGGCCATATCCTCGATCCAGCTGCGCTCGATGTTGCGTCCGTCAGTGGTGGCGCCTTCTACGGCGATGCGGGTCCATTTGGAGCGGTACTTCTTGGCTGGGGTGTCGGTCTTGCCGGCCATGCTGGGAGTCCTCATGCGGTGGCGTTGTGCCTGGCGATGAGGGCATGGTCGGCATCGCGCGATGGCGCGGCAACGCGGTGCAGTTGTAGGTGGGCGGTTTACAGGGCGCGGCGATAGGGTCGCGCGCGCGCGAACGGCAGCATCTGCGGCATGAACGCTATCGTCGACCTACCCACTGATCACCGCCGCCATGCCAAACACCTGTATTGGCAGGGCTACCGTGTGTGCGAGATCGCCGAGCTGATCGGCGAGAAGGAAAAGACCCTTCACAGCTGGAAGGCTCGCGACGAATGGGACCGGGCCACGCCGCTCCAGCGAATTCAGGCGGCCACCGAGGCGCGCCTGGTACAGCTGCTCCTGAAGGATCCCAAGTCGGGGACGGACTTCAAGGAGATTGACCTGCTCCACCGGCAAATGGAGCGGCAGGCTCGAATTCAACGCTACCAGGACGGCGGTACCGAAACCGACCTCAACCCCGAACTGGCCAAGCGCAACGCCGGGGAAAAGCGTAAACCCAAGCGCAACGACATCCCAGAGGAACTGGTCGAGAAGCTGGTCGAGGCGTTTCTCGATGGCTGTTTCGACTACCAGAAGGACTGGTACCGGGCGGGCAATCAGCGCACCCGGGCCATCCTGAAGAGCCGGCAGATCGGGGCAACGTTCTACTTTGCACGCGAAGCGTTGATCGACGCGCTGACCACCGGTCGCAATCAGATTTTTCTGTCGGCCAGCAAGGCTCAGGCCCATATCTTCAAGGCCTACATTCAGGCGTTCGCCCGCGACACGGTGGGGGTTGAGCTCACGGGGGATCCGATCATCCTGCCCAACGGTGCCGAGCTGCATTTCCTCGGGACCAACGCGCGGACTGCCCAGGGCTACCACGGCAATTTCTACTTCGACGAATTCTTCTGGACCTTCAAGTTCAACGAGCTGAACAAGGTCGCCTCCGGCATGGCGATGCAGAAGCAGTACCGCCGTACCTACTTCTCGACGCCGAGCTCGATGGCGCATGAGGCCTACACCTTCTGGACCGGAGAGCGGTTCAACAAGGGCAAACCGAGCGCCCAGCACCTGAAACTCGACGTCAGCCATGACGCCTTGCAGCAGGGCAAGCTCTGCGACGACCGGATCTGGCGACAGATCGTTACCATCCTGGACGCCGAGGAGCGGGGCTGCGACCTGTTCGACATCGATGAGCTGAGGCTCGAGTACGACGCGGCAGCGTTCCAGAACCTGCTGATGTGCCAGTTCGTCGACGATGGAGCGAGCATCTTCCCGCTGAACATGCTGCAGCCGTGCATGGTGGACAGTTGGTCTGTCTGGGAAGACTACAAGCCGTTTGCCGCAAGACCCTTTGCCGATCGGCAGGTCTGGGTCGGGTATGACCCTGCCGAGTCGGGCGATACCGCTGGCCTGATCGTGGTGGCGCCGCCGCTGGTACCGGGCGGCAAGTTCCGTGTCCTGGAGCGGCACCAGTTCCGGGGGATGGACTTCACCGCCCAGGCCGAGACTATTCGTCAAGTAACACGACGCTACTGGGTCACCTACATCGGCATCGACACCACTGGGCTCGGCAGCGCGGTGGCCCAGCTGGTGCGCCCGTTCTTCCCGGCGCTGCGCACGTTCTCCTATAACCCCGAGGTCAAGACTCGCCTGGTGATGAAGGCATGGGACGTGATCAGCAAGGGGCGGCTGGAGTTCGATGCCGGCTGGACCGACCTGGCTCAGTCGCTGATGGCCATCCGCAAGACCGTCACCCCGGGCGGTCGCCAGTTCACCTACACCGCCGGTCGCAACGACAACACCGGCCACGCCGACTTGGCGTGGGCGCTCTTCCACGCATTGCACAACGAGCCGCTGGAGGGCCAGACCGTGGCCAACACCGGCATCATGGAGATTTACTGATGAGCAGCCACCAGGAACTGGCCACCGTGCCGCAATCCCCCGAGGGTGAGCTACTGGCCCAGGCCCAGGGGCGGCAGTCGATGGCGTTCACCTTCGGTGATCCGGTACCGGTGCTCGATGGCCGGGAAATCCTTGATTACCTGGAGTGCTGGTCCAATGGGCGCTGGTACGAGCCGCCGGTCTCGCTGACCGGCCTGGCGAAGTCGTCGAAGGCGAGCGTCTACCTGCAGTCGGGCCTGATCTTCAAACGCAACGCGCTGGCCCGCACGTTCATACCGCACCGACTCCTGAGCCGGCAGGCGTTCGAGCAGATCGCCATGGACTGGGGCTGGTCGGGCAACCTCTATCTGGAGAAGCGCGACAACATGCTGCGCCAGGCGATCGGCCTGCAACCCTGCCTAGCCAAGTACATGCGCCGAGGGATTGATCTGGATACTTACTACCAGGTTCGCGGCTGGAAGGATGAGCACGCGTTCAAGCCCGGTAGCGTGTGCCACCTGCGGGTGGCAGATATCAGCCAGGAGATCTACGGGCTTCCCGAATGGTTACCGGCCTTGCAGAGCGCGCTGCTCAATGAGAGCGCCACCCTGTTCCGTCGCAAGTACTACCAGAACGGCAGCCATGCTGGGTTCATCATGTACATGACTGACGCTGCGCAGAATGAGGACTTCGTCAATGACCTGCGCACGGCGATGAAGAACAGCAAAGGCCCGGGCAACTTCCGCAACCTGTTTATGTACGCACCAGGTGGAAAGAAGGACGGCCTACAGTTGATCCCGATCAGCGAGGTGGCGGCCAAGGATGACTTCGGCGCGATCAAGAACATCAGCCGCGACGACCAACTCGCTATGCTGCGCATCCCTCCGCAACTGATGGGGGTGGTGCCTCAGAACGCAGGAGGCTTCGGCTCGATCCGAGATGCAGCCGAGATCTGGGCCATCAATGAACTGGAGCCGGAGCAAGCCAGACTACTGCAAATAAATGAATGGTTGGGCGAGGAAGTGATCCGCTTCAAACCACACGAGGGGCCTGCCGATAAAAGAAGCTGAATATACCGAAAAATAATATGGTAATTGGTATTAAATTGGGTGGTTGTATTTGGTAGGGTAGAAGAGTTTTACGTGTGTGGGCCTGCTAAAGTGGTGGTAATAAATTATGGTGCTTTAGTTGGGGGGCAAAGCCTGCATGTTGCAGGCTTTAGGTGGGAGGTTATTCGGCCATTATCCGGTCATATCTGTTCTGGCAGTAGCTGCACACATTGCTGTAAAAAGCTTCATCAACTGTCAGCGGGCTTTCGCACCATTTGCATTTTGTTGATTCCGGCCCTTCAAAGCAGGATACACAAATTGCTTTACTATGAATGTATGTCACTTTGCCACATGCTGGGCAGTCAGAGTTTACGGGGTCGCCCCCATCCTTGATAGACCAAAAATTCTCGGACTCCATGGTCGACTCAACAGCCGGTCCCACAACATCGCTATAAAGAGCTTCACACTGGCAGGCGCTGCACCTAAAGGTAAGAGAGTCCCTTACCGCTTTTACGTCAATGGCTCGAATCAAATGAGAGTCACACTCCGGGCATACCATTTCTGGTACGGACCGCGCGACCACATCATAGGACCAATCTACAGATCTGAGATTGTGTAGACAGGCTGCCAACTCGGCATCGTAGACTGTTGCCTCCGCGAGCATGAGGCCCCAGCAATCCGAGCCGAATAAGTCCTGAGGTAATACTTCTAAGTAAGGCTCACAGAACTCAACGATCAGGTGCAGTGCGTTGGAGACCGCTTCCCGCATTTTGTTTTCAGGTAGCCGAGCATAGTAGTGCTCAATGTCGTTCCTGATTCTTTGTAGTTCATTAAGTTTATTCCAGCTGACTCCATCAATGCCTAACGAAGTTAGGCGCTCTTGGATGTCAATTACCTCCACCGTCTTTCTTCCTTTGCCAATCCAGGCAATTTCACCTGTATCCTTGTTGCGGCTCGGGATGACTTTAGTCTTTAGTAAAACTTCATCTGAGTCCTTCGGGCTCATCTCCTGGAGCTTATGCTTAAACAGAAGAAGAATGCCAGCATAGATGTTACGGATTGCCGATAGTACTCGACGCGGCTCATCGCTTTCGAAATCCTCCATTCCAATCTGGATAGAGGCGACAGCGTTACTGAGGATTGACATGGTGTTTAAGCTCTTCCCTGAGAAAAAATGAGCAATCTACCTTCCTAGCAGTTACTTCGCCAGTACCTGGCTGTTGAGTCTGGCGCGCGCACTCGTCCCCGGCACGCTAAAGCTTCGGCAGGACCGCACTGAGCAAACGCTGTTGGCTTTTACGGTTCTTTCCGCTTGCCCAGGACATAGTAGCGCGACGTCCCATTGGGTGACCTGAACTCGTCAACCTGCACCAGCGTGATCAAGCTTAGCCCTCGATGGCCTTCAACTCGGCCTTGCGCTGGTTGCGCTGCTTGTCGACCGCATCGTTCAGGCGGCCGTACTCGGTCCAGTCGATCAGCCCTTCAGCGTACAACGCCTCCACGTACCCCCGGGCCCAGAGATTAAGCAGATCGATAGCCGTAGACGACTCGGCGCCGGCGATCTTGGCAATCTGCTCCTGTGCTCGGCCCAAGGTGGAGGGATTGTTCTGTTCGGTCAT